TCCCTGGGTTAACCGTTGTGCTTAAGCCTGTAAGTTCCGCTGAGTCACTATTGGATGGGAACGCAGTGGAAGATGATTCCGCCACTTTTGTTAACGTAGATCCTGCAGCATTGACAGAATAAAGCCCAAGGATATAGTTTCCTGCAGTATTTGCTAGTTTAGTAATATATGTAGTTATGGTTGCTGACTGCTGGACTGACTGCAAAGGCCAATAATAGGCTCTCGATGCCACTAACGCAGAGGAAAACACGCCTGTATATGTTTGATCGGCAATCACTGGAAACAGTGCCTCTGGGTTCGCTCCTGCATCAGATGCTGCTAATGCTACAAATCTGACGCCTGCTGCTTCAGATGCCCTCGCTTCTAATACATGATCATTTGTGCCTTTGGTAACCGCTACTGGAGTATTTGCACCACTAGCACTTAATACCTCACCTTTGGCATCTAATAGGCTTGCTGGAGATGCTGCCCATTCTACAGCATTTGTTGCGGAATTAGTTTGCAAGTATTGATTACGTGTTCCTTTTGCTAACCTTGCTAATACTTTTGATCCAGTTGCTTGAAACAAATCACCTGCTGCGCTTGCTAAATATGGTGCAGTTAAATTAATATCGCCGCTAGCTCCGAAATAATTATTCCAAGCTGCAGCAGTAATAATATCTCCTGTACTTTTATCTACTCCATCAGTCCATGCCATAATTGTTCCTTTCTATGTTATTGTGTTCCCATTGCCCCAGACACCGAGAGGGCCTTGTAATGTGTCTTCATTTGTTACTGCACTCCATGCAATTGTGGATGGATGCGTAAAGCTCCCTGGGTCGTTATAGCCGAACGGTCCATCCAGTTGTGTAGATGAACTATCTAATGTGCCAGCGTAATGATCAGGTGTCGCTGAAAAAGAGAGCGTCATTGCGTAGCGCTGTCCTACTACTTGCGTAAACGCTAATGCTAATTTTGTTAAATCTCCACTAGCACTTGGAACTGAAGTACTGCCAGTCGTAGCTCTTCTTGTGAGCGTAGTATTATCAAATGAGTAAATAGATAAAATATAATTTCCACCAGTGTCAATCTCGCCAGCAATAAATTCAACTGTTGCGTTTGCATTACGTGGTGCATCAAGCATATTGATATAAATTCTATTGGCAACAGAAGCACGCTTTGCAATAGCTCTTTTTTGCCCTGATGGTTGCATCGCTATACATTCTGGCTCTGCTGCAGCTGTTGCGCCAGGTGCTGCTGCCCATGACAATCCAGTAGCCTGTCCACTTGCAGCTGTCAAGACTGTGCCATCAGCACCAACAGCCAATCTCGCTATTGTATTTGCAGCTGTTGCTGTTAATATATCGCCCTTGGCTGTCATCGTTGATTGTGCTGATGCAGCAAATTCTGGTGCCGAAGCACCACTATTTATTTGTAATACGTGTCGTGCGGAACCGACACCGAGCCGTGCGAGTGCATTGTCGCCAGTAGCATATAGTATATCTCCAGCAGTGGTCACCTTAGCAGTTTCCATCGCATCAATCCCGTCGCCTGCACCAAGATATGAGTTCCAGATCGCAGCTGTGATCACATCACCTGTACTTTTATCTGATCCGTCTTGCCATGCCATGTTATCCTCCTATAAATCGTATCCACTATTAAGATCAACTGGTCCGTTCCAAGCAAACTGCTCAAGTGTTACACCACTTAAAGCCTGTGAACTTGGCAATGCATATGAACCTGCAGACACAACTCCAGAAAATCCTAGAACATTCAGGTATGTACCTGATGCTGGATTCATCATTGTAATCGTCGTTGCTGCACTAAAAATAATAGCCATGAAATATTGGGTCGCTACACTGCATGATGCTTCTAATCCACCACTATATTTTTTACCTGTTCCAGCGACTAGTGATGTCGCAGACCCTTCTGCAACTTTTGTTAAATTTGTACCATTTGAGCTATACACACCAGCGGTATAAGTAGATGATCCAGTAACGCTATTGATACGTCCCCAACAGCCTTTAATTGTTGTATCAGCCTCTATTGGCGCAATAGGAAAAAACAATATCTCATTGGCGTCATATTCATGCGTCGTCGCTGTAATACCTGCACAGTTACCAGTCATCACTGGAGAACCGACAAATGGATTGGTTGGTTGCGATCCACCACCTGCTGCCCATTTTAAACCAGTACTTTCACTTGAATCTGCGGTTAGTACCGTATCATTTGCACCGACAGCTAGCCTAGCTAATGTATATGCTGCGGAAGCTCCTATCAGGTCACCTTTTGCAGTCATTAAGGATTGTGGACTGTTCTGCCATTCAGGAGCTGTTGCTCCAGCATTCATGGCTAATGTCTGGCGTGCAGTCCCTTTGGCAAGCCTCGCGATTGCGTTTGCGCCACTTGCGTAGAACATATCACCAGCTGTTGTTACCTTCGCTGCACCCGTCTCCATAATGGAGCCATTAGTGCCCATGTAGTTATTCCACACCGTTGTACTCAGTACGTCACCTGTTGCTACGTCTGCTCCTGCTGTCCATGCCATTATATTCTCCTAATATCCAAATGTCGCTGTATCAAGTTGATCGTTCGCACCAGCTACTGGACCGAGTTGAAACCACGTTAAATTGTCTGTATTGGAACTACTAAACTGAAATGTTGTTTGCCACGATTCTGGTCGTATTGTGTGTTGTATGCCACCTATAATGAGCTGTTTAGCAAATGCAGTGCCACCTCCTGGTGGCTGAAAATTAATTTGTATTCTGTCTGTAATATTCCGTGCCAATGACTGGGTAATCATGTCTACATGTTTAAGTGGCGAAAAGGTCATTGATTTACATCTCACCGCTGGATCTTTAAACTCTGATAGCACAGCCTGAGCATAATTAAGACTCTCAGCATTTGTTGTAATCATGAGATCATTTTTTACATAGCTTTTTTCGTTATAGTCACTAATTGATTCTGAGTTTGTAACTGTTTGTGCAGTACCACCAGTTCTGTTAATTGATACTTTATTTTTTATAACATGGTCATCAAAATCTATATCAATTTTTTCAAAGTCAAGATTGCCACTGCCAAATGTAGCCTGCACAGTATTAGAATTTGTGTCAGTGTATATCGAATGCCTGTTTTTAAATAAAACTTTGTTTTCTTTACTTGCATAAAGCTTTGCTAATATACCCTCGCTGTTCGTCGCAAGTTGTAGTGCTTGTAGTGCATTTTCTTTATCAAATGTTCGTGCTGCTAATGTTGAATCGCCAGTATCAAGCTCATAATCTGTCCAGTCAGCGTCTTGTAGTATCTCTCGAATGACTGTGCCCGTTTCAGCAGCCGATGTTGTCAAGGACACGGCATTTTCTGAAAGCGGATACAACGCATCAACAGCTCGTATTGTACATACGCTCATATTAGGAAATTTATATGTGACATCCCACTGACGTATATTGCCTTCAAATAAATAATAACTTGTAGATGATGTCGGATCGGTTATTTTAATGCGTAGTAATTTACCAGGCTTAATGTTTGGATTGTATGGACTTGAACTGTTGTTAGGATCAAATCTACCATCACTGTTGTTTAAACGTATTGTGCATGTCCCAGCGGTAAATTCTTCAAGTTCACGTATTCGTCCTCGTTTTATATCAATGCTGAGCACATACGCTTCAATGTCTGTATAATCAGCGTCATCGTCACTATCATCATCAAGCCTCGCATACCCTAATGCAAGATTGCCAAATCGTGCTGATGGACCGCCAGCACCTCCTGAGAACCTGACACCTATAAATTTTGTAACGCTAGCTAATGTTGTCATATTATCCTCCTAAAGTAACTGCACCTGATCTATATAGATCAGATTGTGAAAATGCTTGAGCAACAAGATTCCCTGCTTCTTGCATGTCAGGAACAATGCCAGCGTTAATAGTGACATCCACTTTTGGCACTGGTACTTGTTCCTTAGGAGCGGCCGCTGCAAAGGCGGCTGGGTCTGATATCGGATCAGGTAAGCCTGCAGAAGTTGCCCCAGGCAAATTACCTCGTAAAGCAGGGCCAAATTGAAAAATTTCTTGTTGCGTTGCTTGTTTCATCATAGATTCTGCCAAAGACTGTGCTGCGTGTTCCGGTAAGTTGAATTCTTCCACTATTCCAACAAATAAATCATCTATAGCATTCGCAATTGCATTAGGGGTCCCTGGCATCATTTCATTTGCTTTTGGAAATCGAGCTGTTACCC